CGTGTTGAAGCTGGAATGTATTCTGATGTGGACCTACCATCTCCAACAGACCCAGAATATAGTTTAGCTGAAAAGGCTAACGAAAAAATTGAAGGTAAGCAGAACACTTCTTACAATGAAGACGGCCTTAGAACAATATTTGAAATCTACACCTACATGGACTTTGATGACGGTGAAGGTTTAGCTCCTTATATTCTTTCTGTTGATAAATCTTCAGATAAACCTTTATGTCTTTACCGTAACTGGGAAGAAGACGACAAGAAACAAAAAGAACTGCATTGGATTGTAGAGTTCCCGTTCGTACCTTGGCGTGGTGCTTATCCGATTGGTTTAACGCACATGATTGGTGGATTAAGTGGAGCAGCAACGGGCGCATTAAGAGCGCTACTTGACTCAGCTTATATTCAAAACGTACCCACATTGTTGAAATTAAAAGGCGGTCCAAACGGCCAAACTTTAAATGTTCAACCTACAGAAATTGTTGAAATGGAAGGTGGCGCGCTTATTGATGACGTTCGCAAATTAGCTATGCCTTTACCGTTTGCTGGACCAAGCCCAACATTATTTCAACTGTTAGGATTTTTAGTAGATGCTGGTAAGGGTGTTGTTCAAACATCTTTTGAGAAATTTAATGACCAAAATCCCAATGCTCCTGTTGGAACAACGATGGCCATTATTGAGCAAGGGATGGTTGTTTTTAGTTCAATTCATTCTCGCTTGCATTCATCTATGGCTAGAAGTTTTGGTATTCTTCATCGCATCAATAGCATGTACTACACGCAAGAAGAACTTGATGCTTTAGACGCTGGCTTAGAAATATCGGTAGAAGACTTCGATGGTCCGTCTGATGTTGTACCTGTTAGTAATCCTGCTATATTTAGTGAAGCTCAACGTTTTGCGCAGATACAAGCTATCATGCAACGTGCTCAAACTAATCCGCAAATGTACGATGCTTATGCTATTGAGGAAATGTTTCTTAGAACTTTAAAAGTTCCACCTCAAGAAGTATTGAACCCGTTACCCGGCTCTGAAGACAG